CGATTGACAACAAACTTATCAAGAGCCGCTTTGATATATGGAGTATTTTGCAAAAATTTCAAAACTGTTTCATTGGTACAATCAGTATTAAAACTCCAATTGATGACAAGATTAGAAAGCAGGATGTCACTCTGTTCTATTGAATCAGAACCGCCAAGAGTGGCTTTCATAGTCTTTCTATAAGCTTTTTCATACAAGGATGACTCGGCACCAACCACAGTGAGCCATTCACTACTCATAGTACCGTCAGGAGATTCAAGTGGGAATTCAACCCCCAAATCAGATTTAATACGAGTATAAAAATCTTCAGGTTTCAAATTTCCAGCAGAATATTTACTACGTTTCATTTATACAATACTCCGAATTATTATACTTGAGTTACTAACAGAACCGATAGCCTGTGCTTCCATATTTTGCACAATTGATGTTTCTCCCTCAACTCCAATAGAACCCGCCGTATATTTTACCGTTGGAAAATCGAACATTAACGAACCGTTTATTCCTTCAAGAATTGCCGTAAATTGCACCTCAGTTTCATTAAGGAATTTTTGCAACAAATCCGTACTGCTGAAAAAGGTGGAAATTGACAACGTATTATTTGCACGTCCTTTTTCAATGAATGCTACCCCCTCAGAACCGATTTCAAATTGTGCAGATTGAGCATTGTCATTAGTGATACTTAAAGAACTGAAAAATCCGATAATTACTCCATCTTGAAGAATCCGACCATCAAGAGCCGAAAAAACCTCTGTAGAAATTAGCGAGGCAAATGTTGAACCGGAAGGCAGTGTGGCACCGAGTAAAGATAATTCACGCCCCAATGTTGGAAGTGTTCCCGTTACAATGGCGTTAACAGAAATATCAATTGTAAAACCTGTAAATTCAACCCCTGTGACCAGTTGATAATCTGCTGTCCCATCCAAATCAGGAAAATTACTCAAAATTGACATCGTTCTGCGAATACTACCAACTGACAAAGTATCACCAACTTTAATATCAGTTGTTACGGTCGATTCATCCCCTAGGATACCATCTGCAATGCCAGCACATGTGATTACTGTAGCAGTAACGACAGTAACTCGAAAAGTCCCTGCATTGGCTCCTGTTAAGCTTGGGAATTTAACCATGTCACCAACAACAATAGAAGTTGGTGCAGTTGTGAAATCTCCCGCTGCCCTGGTAAATGTTTTTCCAGCAGCTGCAACGGTTATACTCAACCCTGCTTCACCTGGACGAACAACCCATGTCCCACCTAATGCAGCCTCAAGGATATCGTCGTAACTTGTTGGCGAAAGCTCAATAGCTATTTCACCAGCTGTCTGTTTTGCTCCAAGACGAACACTTGTTGTCTCCCGACTACTATCAAGTTCAGTCGATACAAGAGCATCACGGGTTTGTTGCAAATTACCAGAAATAAACCGAATCTTTGACCACTCAGGGTTTGTAGGTGTCACTCCACAATCCGTTTCCATGACATAATAATGTGAAACTACGGAACCTGATTTCGGTTGTATACATGTCATTTCAAGGTATCCTTTTGATGTAACTAGACCAATCAACGCTTAAATCTAGAATAGCCCATCCTTTATTTATCCGCAATGGACCACGACCAATATTGTTTAGCCTGACACAGGTGGTTAACCATTCTAAATTAACACCAGATTTAAATACAGCGGCTATTTCATCGGCTTTTCTATTTATATTACCAGTACCGCTATCTTTAGGATAATAAATACTGATTTGATAAATCCCCTCATGCAAATTTGTACCTGAAGGTCCAAGTTCTGATTGTATTGGTTGAACAGGTAGGAGAGTTCCGGTAAGAAAAGGAATTGAAATATCCGGTACAGCAGTTGAATTTTCAAGATATACAGGAAGACCACCGAAACTACCTGTTTTCAATGGTACATCAAGTGCTTTCTGTATCTCCTCAAAACTCATATTAACACCAATTTAATAACGGAATTTTCGACTATAGAATTCTGCGTATTTTCCTGGATTTAATAAACAGTATTCAGCATATTGTATATATTTAGATATACTAGAACTATAATGCCGACTTCGTGCAAAATCTCGATGTTTTCCCGTCCGACTGTAAATATTTGCTAAATTACGCACTGTCCGTATATCTGCCACATCATAGATATCAATTGGGCTACCGACTTTTTCCAAATAATGCTTTGATATATCTACAATTTCCCTAGAATAATGATATGCGGAACCGCTTGCTGACCGACCATCAATTTCAACCATCCATTTTCTAAAATTATCTGCTGGAATTTGGTGAATGTTTGGAACTACTGGTCTTTTTGGTATAGATTTCTGCAACATCATTTTACTCATCATTTAAAAATGTACGTAAGGAAGCCTCGCAAAGTCTTCCTTACGTACATCCCACGTGTGAAAAACAAGCTGTATGTAGCGGACCTGACACCCCAACATACTTTCCCACACAGGGGGTATTTATTTAAACACGATATAGGCATAGCAGTATGACTTACTATGCCTATATCAACACGCCATGCTAGAAATTTACACGAATTTTTGCATTGGCGGAATGGGAAAGAAAATCAGGTCGAATGCCCGCATCATAGCCCACACTGAGGGCAAATGCATCATCATCACTGACATATTCAACACCTACACCGATAATACCACCAAGAGCAGATGGTTTAACACCAGTTACGTTAGGAAGAACAGCCCCGTTGCTTACCCAAGATGAATTTACCGCAACTTCTTCTCTAGTCATATCCAAATCTGCAATCAAACGCAACTTAGGAATAACCACACCATTCTCTGTTGACATCTTGGTTTGTATGGTCGTACCAGCTTGAATATTAAACATATTCATACTGTCAACATCAATATTCTTAGCTTCCACACCTGCTTCGGTATATCCAACATCTGATACTTTTGAATAAGACATGTTAATTTTCGGTATAATCGCCATACCCCCTGTGTCTATCGGTGCACTAAAACCAATACCAACTGAATAAATATCAGCACCATATGAACCTGTCATCTGACTATCTAACCCAGTATATTTTGTATCACCTGTCAAACGACCATATGCAACCGATCCGTCAATGACATATCCATCTGCTAAATATGCACCGTATAAAGTACCCTGGTGTACTTTTGTCTGAGTTTCCAAATTGAGAATACTTTTACCTTTAGTATCAGTGTCTACATAGCTGAAAGCACCACCAACCACTATATTTCCGATGGTTTTATCAACACCGATAACAACACCATGACTATCTGCCTCGTAACCGGCTACAGATTGACGTGTACCCATATCAGCAGTAGACCCTATCACTTTAAGCCATGCACCACTATCAAGACTAGAACTTCCAGAGTTCACACCTGAATATTTTCTCAACCCGTATCTGTTTGAGGCTGTAACAATACCTTCTTGACGAACACTCACCGTATTATTGACAATGGTGATACCTGTTGTCGCACCTACTGCAACACTATTAGCATCAGGATTCGTTTTGATACGAACTTCATCCATTGTCGTTTTACCACTGTTCAGATCGGCAATGACTTTATCGAACACGGTTTGACTAGCTGGATCAGATGCAAACGCAAATCCAATACTAGTCATCATTGATTCATCCGAATCTGAAAGTTTTGCAGTAACAATCGAATTTAATTCAAATAATTTCGTAATCACTGCTGTTTTTTGCACTTCAGAAAGATTAGCTGTCATGCTCCACATATCTGATTCAGACATTCCTATCTCGGATGCAAAACTTTCAATGGCATCATCAGCAGTGGCTAGCACCTCTGTAACACCTTCGACGCCAGCTACCAACACCTGTCCGAGTGTGATAACGTCATCAGCGGTTGCTAGCACCTCAGTGACCTCTGTAACACCAGCTACCAACACATCACCTACTTCGACAATATCATCAGCAGTGGCTAGCACCTCTGTAACACCTTCGACGCCAGCTAGCAACACCTGTCCGAGTGTGATAACGTCATCAGCGGTTGCTAGCACCTCAGTGACCTCTGTAACACCAGCTACCAACACATCACCTACTTCGACAATATCTTCAGCAGTGGCTAGCACCTCTGTAACACCTTCGACGCCAGCTACCAACACCTGTCCGAGTGTGATAACGTTAGCTTCGGTAGCTCTTACGGCATCAACAGCTTCAACAGCTTCAACCATCACCGTTACCCCAGCTACAATAACATTGACTTCAGTAGCTTCAATTGCACTACCAAGTTTGATAACATCAGCTTCGGTGGCTAATACGGCATCTTTACCTTCAACAGCAGCAATCAACACATCACCAACCTTGACAATGTGTTTTTCTAGTGCCGTTATCACTTCTCCGATCTCAATAACATCAGATTCGGTGGCTAGTACCTCATCAACACCTTCGACACCTTTAACTAAAACATCATCAATTTCAATGACATCATCCTCGGTGGCTTTTATTAGATCACCAAATTTTACAACATCAGCTAGTTCAGCCCGTTTCTCCTCAACAGGTATAACCTCCTCTTCCATCACCGTTACCCCAGCTACAATAACATCGGCAGCAACAGCTTTAGTTGGTTCACCAAGTTCTACACTATTGACAGCACCAGTATTATTATCTGTGATATTTTTGGAATCAATAAATTCAGTGTTGGAGATTTCTTTACCATAATCTTTAATGACTTGAGCTTTGTCAAATTCACTTTGTACAGTTTCACCACGCTCATTGATATTTGTAGCTTCAGTTAAGTCAGCTTGAGAAATGTAATTAACAGAATCATCAGCATCATCTAAACGATCTTTAATGAGTATATCGGAATACATTTTAATGAGTGCATTCACTTGATCTTCAGTGATATTAACGATAACGTCACTACCGCCATTACTTGAACTAACGGTAACGGTAACGGTAGATCCAGTTGCAAAATCTTCCAATTTTAATTTATCAACATTCGCCTTGTTGATTAAAATAGAAGTTACACTACCAGGATTTTCATTATCAGAAACTGACATTTGAATATTACTTGAATCCTGATGGGAAATAGCACCCAAATCACTTAAATCGGGATGACCAATAGATAAAATAGTACCCACGTTAGTTACAGCATTATCGTAAGTATTCCCATCGACTGTTACACCGATTTCAATAATCTCCTCAGCAAAACCCAACCGATCTGCATCAATAAAATTTAAAGCGATAGTAGCCCTGGATTCAGATAACAGACTAGCATCAACCTCACCGATGTCGACAATGGTAACAGCCGTGTCATACTGTGATTGGGTAATTCCTGTGACGAGGTGATAATCTTCAGTGGCTAATATCGGATCACCAAGCATAATAGCATCAGCATCGGTAGCTAATACCTCATCTTTAGCTAAAACACCTGCTATCATCACAGAATTCAATTTAACAACGTGTTCCTCTCTTGCGAAAATTGGATCACCAATTGCGATAACCTCTTCCACAGTGGCTAATACGTCTGGGATAAATTCAACATATTCAACCAGTATATCCCCTTCAGCAATGGCATTTCTGGCTGTAATTTTTAATGGCTCACCTTCGTTAACAACATCACCAAGTGTGGCTTTTACTTCGTCAACAGCGAAAATTTCAGGAATTAACACATCGCCAATATTGATAACATTGGCTTCAATCGCAGCTATTGAATCACCCAAATTAATAACATCATCAGCACCTGCTAAAACAACTTCTTTGGCTAAAATTTCAGCAACCAACACCTGGCCGACTTCTACAACGTCATCCTGACCAGCTAGCACCTCCTGAACTGCTGTAACACCGACTGTTAACACTTGATCAAGAGTAATAACGTCAGCATCGGAAGCTAACACCTCAGTAACCCCTGTGACACCGACTGTCAAGACTTGGTCAAGAGTAATAACGTCAGCATCAGTAGCCAGCACCTCTTCAACTGCTGTAACACCGACTGTTAACACTTGATCAAGAGTAATAACGTCAGCATCGGAAGCTAGTACCTCAGTAACTCCTGTAACACCGGCTGTTAATACTTGGTTAAGATAAACAACGTCATCCTGACCAGCTAGCACCTCCTGAACTGCTGTAACACCGGCTGTCAACACGTCTCCTGGAGAAATGAAACTATTTTCAACACTGTCCATAGAGGACATAGAAACACTAGATTCAAATGACGAACCAGAAGTGCCAGCATTCACAGTGCAAAGCACCAAATAATACATTTTTCTTTTTCATCTTGCATTCTTTCCTTTATTAAATTAATATAGATTTGTCTAGGATAGTTTATTTCTTTTTTCTATTTTAGATCCTTTAGTGTATAGCAGACATAGTTCACGTCTAGGGTTTTCTTAGACGTGAACATTCTTAATTGGTTAATGTTGTAACCATAGCACAGTGCGTGCTGTTAAAGCAACAACATTTACCCCCCCCCCACACATTAGATGCGATATTTTCGTCTAAAGATTATATTCATGGATAGCATCATTACTATTACCAACCATAAATATCTTGGTTCCGTCATCATTAAACGCTATCCCTCTTGGAGATGCATCTTCTGAATTAACTGATTTAGTCACCTGGACAGAAGATAATGTCGATATATCGAATGCAGTGTCCAAATCATATTCAAATATAGAATCATTTTGATTACCAGCCATAAATAATTTGTCACCGATGTCGTTAAAAATTAAATCGGTAGGACTAGTATCTTCTGTTGCAACAGATACAGTAGCCTGGACTGCCGATAATGTTAATAAATCGTAGGCTATTGATAAACTATGCTCGTGTATGAGATCTTTTTGAGTGCCTATTATAAATAATTTAGTTCCATTGCTATTGAAAGTAAAATCACTAGGGCTGTTGTCTAGTAACTCAACAGATATTCTAACCTGGACTACTGATAATGTAGATACATCAAATGCAGTACTTAGATTATATTGATTAATTCCTGCCTCATTTGCACTCATGTCGTATTCGTGGATTGAATCACTATCCGAACCAACCATGAATATCTTAGTACCATCATTATTTAACGCTATCCCAAGTGGGTTAGTCTCCTCAGATGCAACAGATTTAGTAACTTTAATCAAAGATAATGTTGATAAATCAAAAGCGGTACTTAGATCATATTCGTAAATTGAATCGCCAACAATACCACATATGAATATCTTGGTTCCGTCATCATTAAACGCCATCCCTTGTGGAAACGTTTCTTCAGACGCAATGGATTTCGATACCTGTACTACTGATAATGTAGATAAATCAAATGCTGTGGTTAAATTATATTCGTGGATTGAACTGCTTCCACCTCCAACCATGAAAATCTTAGTACCGTTATTATTAAAGGCTATGTCACCTGGGGTAATATCCTCAGATGCAACAGATTTAGTAACTTGAACCGTTGACATTGTTGATATGTCATATGCTGTTGATAAATCATATTCGTAAATTGAATCGTTTTCAGAACCAACCATAAATAGTTTAGTACCATCATTATTGAAAATTATTCCAGCAGGTTCAATATCTTCAGAACTAACAGATTTTGTAGCCTGGACTGCTGATTTTGTTGATAAATCAAATGCGGTACCCAGATTATATTCATAAATCGAATCGTTACCACCACCAACCATGAAAACTTTGGTTCCGTCATCATTAAACACCACCCCTTGTGGGATAGTATCTTCTGTTGCAACAGATTCAGTAACTTGAACCGCCGATAAATTGTTCAAATCATACGTGACAAGAAAGCCATTATTCCCAATTACATAAATCTTAGTTCCATCATTATTAAACGTTATTCCTCTGGGAAATGTATCTTCAGAATTGACAGATGCTATTGATTGAACTGCTGATAATGTGGATAAATCAAATGCTGTGATTAAATTATATTCATAAATTGATTCATTCTGACTACCGCATACATAAATCTTAGTACCATCATTATTGAAAATGATATCCCTTGGATTGGCATCTTCTGTTGCCACCGATTTAGTCACCTGGACCGCTGACAAATTGTTTAAATCGTATCCAATAATAGGAGGTGCTTCAATTATTGATGTTGTAGATATATCGAATGGCGTGGTTAGATCGTATGCATAGAGACGGTCATTGTCATTTCCAGTCACATATAATATAGTTCCATCATTAATGAAAGTTATTCCGGCAGGAATAGTATCACTAGATGGAATTATGACTGTGGATTGTATATCTGATAATGTTGATATATCGAATGGCGTGGTTAGATCATATTCGTAAACAGAGTCGTTCTGCTGTCCAGCCAAGAATAATTTCGTACCATCTCTGTTAAATTTTAACGCTCTAGGGTCAGTATCTTCTGAACCAATAGATTTAGTAACCTGGACACCAGATAATGTAGATATGTCAAACGGTGTGCTTAGAGCATACTCATAAATGGAATTATTTTCATCCCCAACTATAAATAATTTCGTTCCGTCCTTATTAAAAGACATCGCAACGGGGGCATTATCTTCTGACACAAGGGATTTTGTGGTCTGAACTACTGATAATGTAACGATAGCGAATGGCGTAGTTAGACCATACTCATATATAGATGCATTTTGTTGACCTAAAAGGAATAATTTAGTTCCATCTCTATTGAAAATAATAGCAGTTGGTACATTATCTTCTGAAACAATCGACTTTGTTACCTGCACTTCCGATAAAGTCGATATATCAAACGGTGTGCTTAAAAAATGTTCATAAATAGAATCATTCTGTTGTCCAACTACAAATAACTTCGTCCCATCTTTATTGAAAATTATATCAACAGGATTTGTTTCATCTATTGACATGCCGACACCATCCACTTTATAAAATTTTACAATCTATTAAGTCTTCTTGCATTTTCATTGAAGATTCTAGAAAACC